TTGGTATAGGCCATGTTAAAGGGTTCAAACAGTGTGCCACCACTTCCTGATCCTGATCTGCTGCCTATACTGCGTCTAAACAACTGTCTTACTTCGATGATTTCGTCGGGTAATCTGTATTCGTTTTGTTCTATGACAAATTCTAAAAAACTGTAACTTTCTTCAACAGCATTAGGACTGCGTTGCCTAAATCTTGTCAACGCACGATCAACAGCAGTTTCATAATGTATCGGATCAAGTTCAACATCTACCATACCTTCACCCAGCATGGCTCGTATGTAATCATAGACTTTTTGACGTTCTTCTAAGTTGCTATTTTCAGACATTTGATCCTCCAACTATATTTATGCCCGCTAAATATGTATTATGCCAAGACTCAGTTTATATCGGCCCGAAAAAGGCAACGACTACAAATTCATTGATCGACAAGTTTCTGAAATGTTTCAGATTGGCGGCACTGACTTGTACATTCACAAGTATCTAGGGCCTAAAAATCCCACTGATGCCAATGCTACTGCTGATCAACCGCAGTACAATGAACTATCTCCAACAAATATACAAGATTTGTTGTTGTTAGAAAATCGAGATCGTAAATATGATCCGGACATTTATAGATGTCGTGGTCATTATCAAGTGCAAAACATTGATTTTAATCTCAGTCAATTTGGCATATTCATTGATACCGATTTAATCATGTTAGTAGTGCATATCAATGACTGGATTAAAATTGTTGGCCGTAAACCACTAAGTGGAGACGTTGTTGAACTGCCCCATTTGAAAGACGAATTTGCTCTCAACGGTTTCGATGTAAGTTTGCCAAGATACTATGCTATAGAGGATGTGGGCCGTGCCAGTGAAGGATTTAGTCAAACTTGGTATCCCCATCTTTACAGATTAAAAATAAAGAAAATAATTGACAGTCAGCAATTCGCTGATGTGTTGACCAAACCCGTAGGCGAAGACTATGACAAATTTGCGGGCGATCATGTTGATGCTACAGAATATTTCACTGGTCAAATTGTAAGACTAGACGGTGTCTTATATCAAGTGAAGTCAGGATTTAACAGTCCCAATGGCACTGTGTTGACACCGCCCAATGATGCTGCATGGGCAGTGTATTCTGGTAATACTCTGCAAGACATATTGAGCACCAAGGCCAAAGATTTAGAAATCAATGATGCAGTAATTGCACAAGCAGAATCCGATGCTCCTAAGAGCGGTTTTGAAACCAGACAATTCTACACCCTGGCTGTAGATGACGATGGTAATCCGCGATTACAAACCATAGACGAATCCAACTTAGATGCTTCTATGACCAATTTGGATACCAGTAGAATTGCAGAACGTCCTGATAGAGAAGGCTACAGTGGGTACATGGTTGAGGACGGAGTTGCTCCTAACGGGGTAAATTTTGGTCACGGTATCAGTTTCCAAGCCAACCCATTCGAAGGTGATTTTTTCCTTCGTACAGATTTCTTGCCAAATCGACTGTTTAGATTTACTGGCAACAGATGGGTTAAGTACGAAGACATGCAACGTCATACACTGACCAATACAGATACTCGTCAGACACAGAAAACTGGATTTATCAACAACACTGACAAGGCGTTTTTTGACAAACTTACCAGCGATGTATTTGTAGCAGGTGTTACCAACACATTTGTTCTTACCGATGAAACCAGTGCATTCAACAGAACTACTGGTGTAATTACCACTCGCACTGCGTTCAACAGCGCATATGGTGCTAAAATTATTCTTGATCGTAACTTAGTTCCGCAAGACAAAGTGGTTATACAAAATCAATCAGGATTTTTATCTATAAAGATATTCGAACCTATTGCTGTGGGACAACGAATTGAATGGACAGTGTATTCTACTGCAGACAATCAACGTTCTAGTTTGTCTAAAGCACTTAAACCTAAGGCAGATTTATAATGTTGCATTTTTATGACGGACAGATTAGACGATATATCACACAAATTATCAGACTGCTCAGCAACTTCAGTGTAAAGTACGGTGACGGAACACTGGTTAGAGTGCCAGTATTGTACGGTGACACTGATCGACAAATTGCCAGCCTTTTAGGTGACAACAGTGAGAACAAACTGGCGGCTGCACCGCGTATGGCAGTGTATCTCAATGACTTACAATTAGATCGTTCAAGATTATCTGATGCAACTTATGTGGGAAAATTACACATTAGAGAACGTGAATATGATTCAGGTACAGGAGAATATACCAGCAGTCAAGGTCACCAGTATACTGTGGAAAGGTTGATGCCAACTCCTTACAAGGCCAGTTTCAAAGTGGATATTTGGAGCAGCAGCACTGATCAAAAATTGCAAATTTTAGAACAGATACTGGTGTTGTTCAATCCCAGTTTGGATATTCAAACTACTGACAACTATATTGACTGGACCAGTTTAAGCACTGTGGATCTCACACAGTTGACATTCAGCAATAGAAGTATCCCAGTAGGTACTGCATCGAATATTGACATTGCCACTTTGACCTTAGAAGCACCTATATACATCAGTCCTCCAGTCAAGGTCAAACAGTTAGGCATAGTGACCAACATCATTGCCAGCATTACTCAGGGTGTAGAAAATTCATCATTGCAAGATCCTCAATTAGATTTCGGCAACGATTTGTATCCGAGCGGCAGCAATCAATTTGCTAACACAGGAAATGTTTCGTCTGGTGGTAATATCATTAATGTTAAGCGTACCAGTCTAGGAGGGTTCGGCATACTAATAGTCAACGGACAGGCTCAAATTTTGGACAAGTATGAACATGTCACAGCCACTAACGACAACGTTGAAATTCCTATTAAGATGGGTCCAGAGATCAATTGGAGAAAGATTCTAGACAATTATCCAGGCAAATACAAAGCAGGATACAGTAAAATTTATCTCAAACAAAACAACTTTACAGAAGTTGTAGGCACCTTCAGCATCAATCCGTTAGATGAAAATTATATCACTGTGAATTATGACGTAGATTCTTTTCCGACTAATACTGTATTAAGTGCAGTTAACAGACCTGGCAGTCCTGGAACATTTGATGCTATCATTGATCCTACCAGAGTAGGTCCAGGCCTTGGATTATCTAATCCAATTACTGGTACTCGATATCTCATTATCGAAGACATAGGCAATGATGCCAATGTTGATGGGGCCGATGCGTGGAAAGGCACTGACAGTAGTGATTTAATTGCTGAAGAAAATGACATTATAGAATATAACGGAATTAAATGGATAGTGATATTTGATGCTAGCCAGAGTCAAGACCAATTGATCTATCAAACAAATATATACACTGGAGTACAGTACAAATGGAATGGTCTATCATGGGTCAAATCCTTTGAAGGGGAATATAGGGCCGGTACATGGAGATTAGAAATCTAAAAGAACGTATAGAGTGTAGTGGTGCAATAATTTGTGCCAGAGATTCTTCTAGAATTTTATTATTACAAAAAACAGAAGGCAAACATGCCGGACGATGGGTGTTGCCGGGCGGCACTATTGTACAAGGTGAAACAGCATTTCAGGGGTTGCAAAGAGAACTTCAAGAAGAAATTGGCTGTTTACCCGACTTTATCAAAATAATCCCCTTGGAAAAATTTGTCAGCAACGATCAAGTGTTCATGTTCAACACTTATTTTTGCATTATAGACAGTGAATTTTTTGTAAAATTAAGTGATGAACATTCAGGATGGGGATGGTTCAATATCAATCATCTGCCGAAACCCACACATCAGGGATTAGAACAAAGTATTAGAAATAAAAATACTCAGTTGAAAATTCAAACAATAATTGAAGTGATGAGAGAAATTTAACCTCGACCCAACATCATCATGGCCATTGTATAGTTTTGAGTCTGTCTAAAGGTTGTTAAATGTTCATTGGATGTGGCATCATTGGCACTGACCGTGCCAGTCACAGTGACTGCTGCATTGAATGTGGCTACACCAGCATTGTTAAATGTTTGTCTTATGTTGCCGTCACCGTCAGACAGAAGAATATTGTTGTCAGTACCTGTGATAGTACTGCCCGTAGCTGATCCCAATATCACATTGGCACTGCCAGTTACTAATGCACTGCCAGAATTATAACCTAGACCTATGTTTTTAGCACCAAGAGTTGCAACAAGTGAATTGGCTCCTACCGCAGTGTTTTGATCGCCACTGACGTTGGCAGTGAGTGATGCATATCCTAATGATGTATTACTGCTGGCAGTGGTCAATGAATCTGATGCGGTTGATCCCACAGCAGTGTTGTAATCACCAGTGCTGACAAGATTCAAACTGTTGAATCCTACACCTGTGTTGTCTGTACCGTCTACCACAGCATTTAACGCAGTGACTCCCAGCACAGTATTAGTGGCGATACCTGCGGTGCCCTTGCCAATTCTTACTGAATTTACATATGAGTCAAATCCCACCCTTAGCGTTTTTGCAATTCCAACGCCACCTTGTGCTACTAATGAAGCCACCGTAGTTGAAGATGCGTCTGTGGGATCAACTGTGGTAAGAATTCCAGTTATTTCAACTGCTTCTTGTAACTTTATAGTTCCAGTTCCGTCCACACTCAGTAACAAATCTTGATTGGTTATTGAAGTCTTAATATTATTGCCTTCTATAGCAATCGAACTCAATTGCAGATTGTTGCCTATAAAACTTTGAGTAGTAGTTAAATTTCCAGTAGAAGACAATGTTTGACTAAGTGTTACATTACCCGAAACAGTTAGCGACTCGTCAGATTCGATATTTCCGGTGCTGGATACTCGGAATCCCGGACTTTGAAATCCAAATTTTGATTTGTATGATTTATATTCTACTGGCATAATGTTTTCCAATTTATCCGTCGTTACTGTTCGAACTGTCTATGTATGAGATAGGAGTCGAAACTGATAGTGGGGTAATAGTCTCTGCATAATTTGCAAAGAAAATTACCTTTGTTCCTAAAAATGCAGTGTCGGTAACATTGGCAATCAAACTTAGATAACTGTTGTTGACTTCTGCAGTGATGTTAATCAGTGCGTCATCAATACTGGTGCGACCATACACTGTAAGACTTGCTTGATCGGGTCGAGCAATTACTAATACTTGTAACACTTCTTTTTTGTTGCTGTCAAACTCTGCAGTAATAGTGTAATTTGCGCTGGAATAATCTCCTACATACCATCTGTCAATTTCGGTATTGGGATAAATCTGCACCCAAGAGCCTTTATAAGCAAGTTGTGTATTGTTTTTTAAACTCAACTTGTTTTGTGGACTCTGTTTAAAAAAATTTGTAAATTTTAACATGTTTGGCTCTTTAGTATATTTATTCGGACAAAAAAATTCTCACTGTTGTGTAAAGTGCATATATAATTAAAAGGAAATCACATGGGTCGCTATACTGATTATTTTAAAGACATTTGGCAAATGCAGGCCAACAGAAAAGTCATAGGGATGACACTGTTTGGAGTATTACTAGACAACACAACACCATTCACGCCGGGTCAACAATTGGTTATATCTGACGGAGTAATAGATGCTGTAAAAATATTGATCTCTAAAGGTTATGATTTTTTGTTTATCACAGGCCAGCCACAAAATAGAACGCAGGCACTGTCTATGCAAGATTTTGAAAATATTCTGGCCAGTGCTAGAGAAATAATTGAGCAACACGGTGGCAGAGTGAAAAATGCCTATTATGCGCCAGGCATAGATAAAAACGATCCCTATGTAAAACCCAATACTGGCATGTTTGATCGTGCGCAAAATGAAGGCATGGTCAAATGGGCAGAATCATATTTTATAGGATCTGAAGCCAATGATGTCAAGGCTGCAATCAAAGTTAAATCTGTCCCAGTGTTGATTAAATCTGCTGGGAAAGATGTAAAAACCAAAGCATCTCAATTAATGAATCAAATCAAAGTGCAGGAATTTGACAGTCTACTAGACTTTGCCAACAGCATTTGACAATTTAATTATTTTAAATTCTTAATACCGTGAAACTCGTGTGCGCCGCTGGGCCAAGTCCAGCCGGTGACAGAGTATTTTACTCCAGATTTGATATTGGGAACCACGTGATAGTGAGTAACAGTACTGGGCCAGAAAGTAACATGCCCTATTGGAGTATTTTTACCGTTAAATTCTTGTCTCGGAAAAGTCAAGTCAGCACCTTCATAGTCATTGTTTAATTTAATATTAAGGCTAACTTCACTTAGATCGTGATGCGGAGCAAGATTAGGTTTACCTTGCTGACTGTATTTTAAAATAAACGGACTCTGCCATCCGCAAATCCTAGTAAGGGGCCATTCTTTGTGAATGATAGGCAACAAGTCTCTTGTATAATGTGCTACATAGTCCTCAAACAAAAATTGACTTATCTGGCTAAAATACAATCCATCGTAGCCTAACGGGCTACCGTCCACATTTTGTTGTCGATGATTTTTAAATTTACTATCGTAAAATTTTGCAATGTCGACCAGTTCGTTACAAAACTCTTCAGTCCAGAATGGAGCAATGATAATATCTTTATCATTGCTCCATACTTTGCCACTATCAGGGTGTACACCTTTCCAGTAATCTAACATATTACTGTTGCTTACATTTCTGTGAAATCAGTTTTTGTCAACAATTTACCAATTTCAGGTAACCACAAATATTGCAACTGAGATTTCAGCAAAGTATCTAATGCTTCCTTAACAGTTTCGACTAGAGGATCACCGGCCAAGTTAAAACTGGTGTTGAACAATATGGGCACATTCTTAATTTTATTGAACTCACTGATCAATTCATAATAGTGTGGATTTTGCTCACTGGTCACTGTTTGAATTCTGCAGGTTCCGTCAACGTGTGTAATAGCAGGAATAATATCACGTTTATCTTCCAACACATTGACAGCATACATCATGAACGGTGAGTCTGTTCTCGAACGGAAGTCAAACCATTCGTTGGCATGTTCTGCCATTACAGATCCAGCAAATGGCCTAAACCATTCTCTGCGTTTGACTTCGTTGACAATGTCTTTACCGTTGATCACTGTGGGGTCAAACAAGATACTGCGATTACCTAGCGCACGGGGACCTGCTTCACTGCGTCCTTGATATAAGCAAATAATGTTACCTTGGGCAATAAGTTCTGCTACATCGGCAGCCGTGGTATCTTGCACATTGAACTCACTGAAATCAGCAGTGGCATATTCTGCAGAATGATCAAATCCCAAGTACAAACTGGTCAATGGTGTTTTTACAGCGTCTTTGGTAATTGTTCTATATACATGCTGACATACACCCATGACATTACCCCCGTCATGACTTACCGGTTCATGATAAAATTCTACATCTGGAAATTCTTTTAGAAATTCATAGTTGGCTACACAGTTTAAAACAAAGCCGCCGGCCATGACAATTTTCTTCTTGCCAGTTAATTCTATTGTTTTTCTAATTAGTCCAATTACACGTTCTTCTGCGGATTTTTGTACAGCATAGGCTAGATCTTTTCTAAAATCATCAATTAGATCAGCATCTGCATGCCATGCAACATCACCTTCATGCTCTTTTAATTCTGGGTTTAAATCACAACGAATAACATTACCTGCTGGAAACTTAGGTTTAATTAAACTACGGTTGTTAAATCTACCATCATGGATTTTGATACTGTCATTGGGTTTTCCGTAAGGTGCTAGACCCATTGTTTTACCGGCTTCGATAGCATGAAAACCAAGATACTGTGTCACTGCTTCATAACTCTTGGTAATACCATGACCATCAGAAACTTCTATTTGACACTCATTATCAGTAAGTTCAAAACTATCAATAAGGTTTGTGCCATAATTTACTAAATGTCTTTTTATTTCTGCAGGATATCCAAGAGTCCAGATAGATTCAACTTCCCATGTGTCATTCCAAATTTCTTTAAAGTCTGGAACGTCGATACCGCTGCCGGCGCCGTCAATTACCAATGCTGCTGCATCATCAAATCCACTGTTATAAAAAGCAGTCACAGCATGAGTCATGTGATGAGCATCACCTAGTTTGATTGTTTCAACCCTATGTCCTGGTTGTTTTTTTCTTACTAAGCAAGTATACGGATCTTCTCCAGTCCAAAATACTTTACCAAATGCGTTACGAGTCCCGCACAGAATAAGAAAATCAATATGATCTGTGTATTCAAATGCTTTTTCAATACCTAAAAACGGATTACCGTCATACTTCATACGACTTAATCGATCTTCTTCTATATAAAAAATTAATTCGCTATCTTTATACAATGCCGCGGCACCGTTGTGTCCTACATTAATTCCTAATAACCACATGTGGTAGTTCCTTATTTTGTTGTTTTGGCAATATGTGCTTTAATACCGGCGATGATACTTTTTAATTCGTCTTTGCTGAAATCCATTATGGTGTCATTTAGTCTATCTGCTTCTTCACTGGCAAATCCTGCAATTCTAATTGGACTATAGTGCCTTACTACATTTTTCTTTTCTACAATATTAAAATGTTCAGGATATGTAATATTCACTGGAAATGTACTGCCGCATACTATGGTGCCGGGTTTGTCAAATGCGTAGGCTAGGTGTTGACCCACACTGTCACATCCTATGAAATAATCAGCGGACTCTATAATTGCGGCCCAAATTCTCAATGGCATATTATTGTCCGGTTGAAAAATAGGAAGGTTTACAACATTTAATTTGTGTTCACCCATATACATGATGTTGTAGTCTTTGGATAATTCTGCAACTAATTCCATAAAGGTGGATTGTTCTATACTACGACTGCTGCCGTCAAACACTACTCCGCCGCCGCCTAGACTGCTGCTGCGTCCAAATGGTTGGATTACAATAGTTTTTTCTTTTTGGTGTTGCTGTTTGACCTGCCCTATTATTTCCATAGCAGACATTTCTTCAGACTTGTTTAGTACCACTGTGGGTCTGATATTTTTGTTGGTACGCTCTCCAAGAATTTCCCACCAAAAACTCTGTTGCAAACTACTGCGTTGATTATAGTATTCGTGATCTCTATATGGCTCGGGACTAACGCACAAGTTATCTTTGATAAGATTTTCAAAAATACCCTTGTGGTTTACATCAAATGCATAATTTTGCAAGACAGGATGTCCTAGATAGAACTCCATGCCGCCTTCACACACAATTCCTGCCAGTTCTCCTCTACGGTGGCTTTCTTCTAATGCTGGAATACTGGCCAGTACTCGCCCAGCGCCGCCGTTGATAAAAAATATTTTTTTCATGTTATCCTTGATAATGTACGCACATAATGTATTTATGTGCGAGTTTGTTCATTATAAAATATTTCCACACTCGTGGTCAAGTATCAGATTGCCAGTTTATGCTCTTCTGTAAATACTGATAGCATATATAATCAATACTACTTCTTACCGATTAAATTATGAAAAAAATTATAAATGCGTTCTCCGTGCCTATCTTAGAAGCCATATTACCGGATGCCGAGTTGATAAATGAATCACTAAATTCCAAAATACAACAATTATTCAACAACATCAGTGATAAGCGATTACTCGGCCACTATTGGCACAGCAATATTTTAACAGATGTGGCGGCAGACACTGGATATAGTTCATTTAATCACGGGAGCCTTACTGATGATGAGAATTTTAATGATTTTTTTGCAACTATTTCTCCCGTAATTACAGAATTTTTCAATCAATTAAACTTTAATCAAACTTGGGATTTTACCAACGCATGGGCAAATGTTTATCCGCATGGTTCATTTGTACCTCATCATAATCACGGTACCGCACACTGGAGCGGTAGTTATTATATAAATGCTGCTGAAAATTGTGGTGATCTAATTCTATCTGATCCTAAGGAATATGCTTTGAATAACGAGCCACCGTCTACCAAGTGGCGTGGTAATATTTCATGCCCGATCAGTGTGCTCCCAGGGAAGTTAGTAATTTTTCCTGGTTATTTAAAACACGAAACTAAACCTAATCTATCTTCTGAAGATAGAACCATTATTAGTTTTAATATCATATGTCAGTAAACAACATATTTTTCAACCCATTTTTTCCACAAGTATTGGAAACACAATTGTTGTTATCTCCATCTGTAAAATCACGCATGATTGATACAGTATTATCGCAAAAAGATACCGCAAATTATCACGGTGGCTATACGTTTCATGTACAAGATTCATTTGGAGATTTTAAAACTCTTTACAGTTTCTTTTTTAATACAGTTATAAACATATTTGGCAATGTAACATTATCACCTCTACATAAAACATGGTGTTGGGCCAACGTGTACAATAGAGATAATTTTAAAACTAATGCACACAATCATATCAAAACTAGTTCCATTAACGCTATATATTATTTAAAAATGCCCAATGATATCAACAGCAACGAAGGAGGATTAAAGTTGCATCCTCCTAACTCGGAAGTTATACAATTTCAACCTGACGAAGGCGACTTACTTATCATGTCAAATAACACTGTCCACGAACCGTTGTTTCACAGCAGTATTGATTATAGAATTGCCATTAATATGGAAATATGTATTGAACCCAGTATTTCTAAATACTTTACAGAAGAAAAAATATATGCAAATGCAAAACCAAAATTATGATCAGATTGTAATTATTGGCAAACAACTGCTAGATAATGCACAATGTGAACATTTAATTTCTAAGTATGATAATGCCCAACTAGAAAATGTAATACAAAAATCCTATAGAAATGTGTTGGTAACGGATATAGGTATTATAGATGTTCCCTATTTGATAGACAGTCTCAAGTTTATCAACGAAAAACATTTTAAATTTGATTTAGATTTTAATCACACCGATTGTTTTTTTGGCAGATACGACGAAGGCATGCATTACAGTAGTTTACATATGGATTGTATAGGCGGCGAACGTCAGCGCAAGTTGTCATTTTCATTACTGCTAAATGACAACTTTCAAGGTGGAAATTTTATAACACTGACTGATTCTGCAATGGACTGCCCGGCTGGCAAATTATTAATTTTTCCTTCTTTTATGCCGCACAAGGTATCAGTTGTTGAAGAAGGGACTAGGTATGCTATTTTTGGTTGGGTGTATGGTCCCAACTTTAGATAACATCCTGCATCTTTAAGATATTTACATATAGATTTGCTGAATAATTTACCACAAGACGACATATGAAAGAAACATTATTATTTCCCACTGTTATACATGAGTATGACTTTTCTAGTGATCCGGATTTAGAAAAAATTGTTAAAATATCAGAAACGCTGGACTTTAAACAACATAGGTATTTCCCCAACAGTACCTATGTGGGCGGCAAGCCAGGCGGAATTCTAGATCATCCTGAATTAGAGATCATACGTGACAAATTGAATAGTTGTGTGGCAAAATGGGCTGACAACATGGGATGTCCACCCATACATATTAATCATAATTGGCTCAATCGATTAGCAGAGGGTGAGAGAGTAGAACGGCATCGTCATGAGATGAGTATAGCAAGCGGAGCCTTTTATATTCATGCTGATCCAGGCTCCGCCGGCTTAATTGTACATAGTCCATTAGAACAATTACGGATGTTTGAACAAAGTGCTCGTAATACATGGTATAATGAAAACTTTAGAGAATTTCCTTGCTACTCAGGATTATTATTAATTTTTCCAGGCTGGCTTCCGCATGATACGTTACCCAATAACAGTAACAACCGGTTAGTTCTCAGTTTTAACACAACCTATAAGTAATCTTTTTATAACAAAAATATTTTATATCTTCAAATTAGTTACATATAGATTTGCATAATTTTGTGCAGTTTGTATGTCATAGTGATGACTGTCTCTTGCAAAATCAACCTGTGGTTGTTCGGGGAAAAAGTTAACATTATGTTTTGTTAACTCGTTGTATATAAATTCTGCATCATCGAGTCTGGCAAATCTAGGAATAAACGAGTGTACAATCTGTACATGTGCCGGATGAGTTATTTTACAAATATTCTCTATACAATTTAGTTTATCCAATTCTTGCGGATCTGCAAAAGATTCGCGACCGCCTCGGGGAGCAATAAAATGTATTTTTCGATCTTCATCATGCATTGTAGTGTCTGCATGTTCTCTTCTATGACAGTAGCTCCATTGAATTAAAATAGCCTTTGGAGAAAAATTATCTATTATTGATTGAACTCGTCGTGAAATCCAATCATTACTAGCACCGTTCATGCTGACGTTGATTATTCTGTTGCCTATTTGTTTTTCTACAAGTTTTGGCCAAGTCTCATCATATGGCTGGCCAAGCCCCACTGTAAAACTGTCACCCACACACCACACATGGTTGATTAGATCGCTAGGCCATTCTTCATCTCGATATCCAAGACTGTTGTATGCATATACTATGTTTTTTGCATAGGATCTGAAATAACCTAGATTTAAACAGTGTTCGAGACTGTCTATGCCACATGTTGTTTCAAATCCATTAGCAGTAGTCGATAATATAAATTCAATAGGTACCGTCATGCTTGCCTTTTGTAATATGATTCTAATTCTGTCAATGCCGTGTTGCTCAAATTTTCTATTGATAAAAACTTTCCTATAGAAGATCCACTGCTCCAGTTGTTGTAAGTATCTAAGCATTCAGCAAAATTCTTTATCAGTAGTGCTTTTTCAGCTAGAGTTTGTAATTTGATAGGCATTCCCGCAATCAAAGTTCTGTCGTCTACCAAATCATATATAGTTCTATAGGCATTTATATAGTTTGTCGAATTCGTGGTTAAAAATTCTTGGTGGGACAGACTTAATCCAGGGCGTGTCATGAGTTGATTCAAATTCATAGACAACAGTGGTCGTTGCACATTATCTGAATTTTCTAATAGAAGTTTTTGATTCTGTGGCAAGGAAGTAGAAAATCCGCTCATGTCGCTGATGAGATAATGACAAGTGTTCCAGTCTTTCCACGAAATTCCATATTGATCCTTCCAACTTACTGGCTGATGATTGACTGGATATATATCAAGATTAGCCACATACGACTCAAGATCCGCAACATCTTTTTCATAATTAAATATCGAATTAATTGCGAAATGATTGTCGACCCAACTTAGATAGTTTACATATTTGTCTAGATAGTTTCTAAATACTTCTTGATCTATCGTGATTTTCTTTTGATACAGATCTTTGAATACACTGATTTTTTCTTGATGATCGTATACATTTAGATGTTTTGAAAATGCAGCTATACACCAACTTAATGCATGTTCAAATAAATTTTGTCGACGAGCACTGATTATAAAAAAGTTATCATTGATATATTGGTAAAAACTTAATTGATCTTTTAATAAATCTTGTCTATTTAAAATATGATACTGTGCTAATCTTGATACTTTATAGTGATCTACACTGCTTAATAATCTTGTTATTTCTTCTAGCGATTGATAGTATCCCCAAGTAGATTTGTCAGGTTTTCCTAATACTTGTTGATTGTATTTGGTCGAATGGTATGATTCGATTCCGTTGGTAAGTTCGTGTAGGTTAATGACCGGATGCTGATAATCATAATGCTGCATAGTCACTGTGATATACTTTTGCAGTAGGCTTGATCCTACTCTGTCTGGTGTTAAAATTATTACATTCATATTATTGTTGAGGATACGCTGGTTGAATTGTTCGATACAATTCTAATTCGTCTACTAGTCGATTTTTTGTCTCTATACTCCACTGTGCTTGTAAAAAATTTTCAATATAAGAAATTAAGTGATTAGCATCGGCATATTTTATGTATTGGTCATAATCTATTTCTAGAACTCGATTGTCAAATTTACTTAAAATTTCGTTTTTTATATTGGACATGTCTATCAACTCGTGAATCCAATTTAAATTATCAAGGGCTGCCAGATTGATGTTTTCTAAATATGTTTTTTCAACTTCAAAATTTTTACCGTAATCTTTACATACTTTTTCAAAATATGTCAAATTGCCTTTTAATACTTTATGGACAAAATTAAATGTACACTGTGAAATCTGTTCATCTTTAATCACAATCTGTATTGCTTTACTGTTAGGAAACGCTTCTAAAAATATGTTGATGTCTTGACAATGTATAGATATAGTATGGATTATTGTTTCTTCTTTATAGGGATTATTAATCAATGTATTTCTAATATGTTCTATCTTATCGTCACGAGACATATTAGACTCCGTTTGATATAAAATAGGTCGATATGTATCTTCTAACGAAATCATACTGAAATTGTTGATAGATGTAATTTTAGTATTAGCATGGCCTGACCCCAGTGCGTTGTGTTTTAACGGTTCATCTGGATTGAATGCAGTATACAACAAAGATGTTAAAAACCAACCACCTGCACCAACTGGATATTGTACAAATAATATCGGGGTGGGAGAATCTATAAGTTTTTTCATAGTGTATTTACTATAACTTTATTAGGTCGTTAAAAAAGGCGAACTGGTCGCCTTTTTCCTGATCGTATTGTTTTTACGGTCTAGCAAATAAAGGAACCCATTTTTCAGGAAGATCAAATGCCAGTTCACCTTCTGCAGTATACGTAGTTGTGCCGCCAGGGCCTGTTGCAGTAATACTCAATGCAAGGGACTGCGGTGCATCAGTCTTTTGAAAGGTTTGTTTAAAATCTGGACCTTTTGACAACTGCATGGTACCTGTGGCTGTAGTCAACTCTGTTACTTGGAGTGTCGCTACTGGGTCGCATATTTTGAATTTTGTTGCATCTACCACTGTATGCACAGCATATACCTTATGTTTCTCAACACCGCCCAGTGTACCCATAAATGTCACTTGGTCGCCTGCTGTTAACCATGCTGTTGTATCACAAGTAAGTTCATTGGTTACACTGCTAGTTGCAGTTACATTTGTAGAATACGTAGTATCGCCTATGGTAATACTCCATGTGTCGTATATACCCGACAATCTTGAATCAAAAATAACTGTGTGTGCATCACTACTTCTATCTTCTAATGGAGTAAAATCGATTCGACAATTGGGTGGTCCAGGCGGAAGTATTGGGGTTTCAGCCGCTTGTTCTTCCATCCACTGCCCACCGCTGATCCATTCGTTGTTCTTGAATTTCCAACCCACATTAACATGATCAGGAACTTCTTCCCAATATCCTGGTAAGTCATTTTTGGCTATAGCGTCTGGATGCCAAAGTCCTGCTGGGTTTTCATCATGCGTCTGCATGATTTCGTCGTTTACTATTTTTGCCCAAATCATTTAATTCTCCTGATTATCAATTTATGGATTTTTCCAATATATCACTGCCATACCTGTGCCGGCAGTGCTTGCTAGTTGATCTAATTTGCATGGCGGAAATGCCAATGGAGTTCCGCCACCGTTGCAGTTGTTAAAACTTCCACCCCAGCAAACACAGTGTAAGAAACATCTTACCATACCGGCGCCGCCACCTTTACCTGCTCGGCTGGCCATCCACATGATGTCAACGCCACCAGCACCGCCCAGTGTGCCTGCGCAATGGGTAATGTAGGGAAACAGTTGATCCTGCATGCGGTCTGCGCAACAAATCCTACCGGTAGTGCCCAAGCAACATAATAAGAGCCAATTTATTCCTGCGCAATAGTCAGCACCGCCCATACAATAAGGTATGTTCATTGAGCTCAGTTCACAACAGAAATATGCAACGCCGCCGGTGCCTGCACCTTCGCCAGCATTGTGCCAGGCATTCATGGCCAATCGCGGACCTTGATTCCAGTTGCTGCACGTACGATAGCAGGCGCCGTCTGCAAAACTAGTGCCTTGGCTGCCGCTGCCGCACATACTGTGAATGTCGTGCCATTTGTAGCGTTTAGGTTGTGGACCATGTTCTTGGTGAAAGCTTGGACCTTGTATACAACCGGTTTGAAACCAAGTAAATCTAGAATCACGACCTTCTTCGTTGTCATAACCGCCCCAGCCTCCTGGACCCTGATGCCACTGTCCGCTGACACACATACCTCGCCAAGAAGAATATCTGGAGCCATCAAAATCACATCGTTGCAGTTTGGTGCCACCGCCTCCAGTAGTTCCGCCCATATAGTAAGATTTTCTTCCACTGGGGAAGAAGTTAGCACATTTTTCCTGTGTACAGATACAAGTACAAAACGCCGGATAAACGGGTGATTTACAAATATAGCCGATACCGCCGCCGCCACCTGCCACTGGACCGTAGCCTCCGCCAACGTGTTGATCTTCCTGAATGACGCCACCACCTTGGCCGCCGCAGACCCACATCCAAGAGCCCGCAGACCCGCCACCGGGTGCTTTTCCGCTACAGCAACCTGGACTATTGTCAGGGTTATATGTAATACCGTAACCACTATAAACCATACAATAGCCGCAACAAGTGCTAAAAACAAAACAGTTACCAACTCCACAATAGGCGCTGCCGGCACAGCCCAAACCGGGGGTGCCACCAACTGAATTCCAATCACCTCCTGATGCAGCACCAGGATTGCAACAGACTGCGCCGCCTGCTGTTAGTGTTCTTGCAACAGCGCTGCTGTTTGTATATGCAATAGTAGTGTCTTGTTGCTGACGACCAACTACAATTGACACTGTGCAACCTGAGGCCACAGTGTCTTTCCTTTCTACATAGCCGCCGCCAGCGCCACCATGATTGCAACTGGCGCTGGAACTGAAAGAAGCCTTGCCACCGCCGCCTATTGCAATAGTACGCAAGCAGGTTACTCCTGCGGGCACTGTAAATGTATATGAACCTGGAGTGTCAATGATCACTCGATTTTGCCAACAGGAATTGCCATCATAATCGTATTTTTGTTCGTTAACTTGATAACAAACTGATTGGCCTACAAGTACACAAGAGTTTGCTTGTGTTGCACCTGTGCTGATATAACGTCCCATTTTATGCTTCCCTATAATATATAATTGCCATACCTGTACCTGCATTGCTGAGCAATTGATCTAATATACAAGGAGGGAATGCTAGTGGAGTTCCGCCACCGTTACAGTTGTTGAATGAGCCGCCGTGACACACACAAAGAACCTGACTCTTAGATTGGCCACCACCACCACCTTTGCCAGCTCGACTGGTATATCCACAGTAGCCTACTCCTCCTGATCCACCCAGTGTGCCTGCACAGGTAACAAATTGCGGGAACAAATGATCTTGCATGAGCCAGGCCTGATCACAATCACCACACAGGCCCAATTGACAAATCTTTGTCCAATTGATCATATCCTGTCCCCATTCGCTTAGTGCGCCTAGACCCATATCTCGCAGTCCATCAACACCGCATCTCATCGATGACCATCCACCTGTTCCAGCGCCTTCACCAGAATTTCTCGGGCGGGGCATAGGAGTAACAGGAAACTGATTACTGTAACAGCCAATACAACCATAAAGGCCGCCAGTTCCCGGAGAACCAGTACCGCAGATATTAGTAATGTCCCATTGTTCTGCATTCAACACACACAGTCTTACTGGTGCTTCCTTGGCACACATAGGCTGGCTGTGTGCAAGACCACATCGTGGTCCAAAGGGATAAACGCATGCGCCGTGCCATCCCCATTCAAATTCCCAACCATATGCAGCACTGTTATCAGGTCCTCCAGGACCACCTTCACCCGATTTCCAATAGCCGCCGATACATTGTTGCACAGTACTGCGACATGCGTAATTGCAACGAGATGCTGAGCCGCCACCGCCTTGATTGCTGGTAGGATAATGGTAACATGTAAAAGTACCGCCGCAACATGTGTTGGTAAAACATATACAACTGCAACATGGATAATGCCAAATAGGAATGCAAACAATATCGCCTAAACCAGCGCCACCACCTGCACTACTGCCGTGTAGATATCCGCAAAGGCAACTAGAACAACCGCCTGTAAGATTTTTAGGAGATCCTGCTGACGCACCGCCCACAAACATTGCAGGGCAATCTCCACAAGTGCCATAAGGAGCACATATATATGCAATACAATAGCCGCAACAAGTGGCAAAACAAGTGTAATAACATTGTGAAACATGACTGTAACTGCCACCACAATACATACAGCCCCAGCCGCTGGTGCCACCACAACTGTTCCAGTCGCCGCCGGATGCTGCACCCGGGACACAGCCTGCTGCTCCACCTGCTGTGTGAACTGCCACTGAGTTACAGGCCAATGTTGTATCTTGTTCTTGACGTCCAACCACTACAGTGAATACTGGCGAACCAGTGCCAACCATGCATTTTTCACTGTAGGCTCCACCAGAACCCGCTGCTGAACAACACGTGCCGCCGCCAAAACTGCTGCCGCCACACTTGGGTTTGCCGCCACCTCCGACTAGCACAGTTCTAGCACAGATTGCAGTACTGGGCAAGGTGTAGGTATATGTGCCTGGTCGGTCATATACTACTTTATATTGCCAGCATTGTTTGCCGTCGTAATAGCCCTTGCCGCCAGTAACACTAAACTGGCTAGGCTTCTCTGCCCCAGCCACTGTGGTCACTGTTATTGGTACAAAACGTCCCATATGTTATGTTCTCCGTTACACTGTGCTGGTTTCGATACCGTAGGCCACAGCAGTAACACTGGTGTTGCTAGAGTATGCTACTAGATATTTTCCTGCATCTATCACAAGACCTGTGCGTTCCAGCACTGAGTTTGCAGGAACTGTCACTCCAAATTCTAAAAATGCATTATCAGCAGGAGCAGTATTACCTGTTGGGTTAGTAGTTGTCAATGCCAGTCTTACTGTCACGGCCGTTGCATTTCTATTGCATATCGAAATTGACGCTACTGCAAACGTGCTTGCCGGGCAAAGATATACGTTTGTGTATGTTGTTGCTGCTAAATCAGCGATTCCTAATCTTCCTGTTGCCATAATTATTTCTCCATGATATATTTATGTTTATCGTTTGTCTGCATGATAATCATAATTAATAAATTTTGTAA